GTACACCATGTAACAACATAGATTCTTGATAGGTAGACAAGAAAGTATTGTTCGATGATGTAAACTGAGGAGGATCAGTAATATAATTGATTTGAACAGTATATGCAGAATCTGGGACAGGGGCCACTAAGAGATTAAAATCATCCCAATTAGCCCAATATTTAGGTAAGCCTGTAGCTCCACCATTATTATATTCAGAGATAAAACTAGTGTCTCTCTTTTCTAAAAAAGTTCTTGTAGACCCATTTATAACTTGAACGGATCTTATGATAGTTAAATCAGCAGGTAAAGATACATATCTATTACTAGCCGTAAAGGATGAAGTAGCGTATTTTCTTAAATCATCATAGTCAACTTTACCAGCAACATCTAATTCTACTGCTCTTATGAAATCTTGAATTATAGAATCAGATAAAACATTACTAGCTACCTCTGTGTAGTTTCTTACTTGTGTTAAAAAATTTGCGAATGTTACTGCCATTATGATATAGTTACCTCCGCTTGACCTACTAGAGCATCTAGTTGTCTTCTTCTATTTTGTAAAGAAGGATCTGCAGGTATCATTGCAGAATTTCCTTGATTTAAAAAAGCAAAATCTCCAGGAAGAGTAAGATTAGCCACACCAATTGAAGCACCACCTGAATCAGCTAATGTATCATCGTTTTGTGCAACTGTTTGTGGGTTTTGAAACTTTTGATTTCTAGAATTTTGTAAGGCAATAGCATCTGCTACATTAAACTTTCTTCTAATCTGTGGATGTTTAGGTTCAAACTCAGAATAATGTACTAAAGAACCATTCCATTCTTTAACCATTTCAGTATATGGAAACGCCATACCTGATCTATCAGATATTGATAATGATCTTTTTCCTGTAGCCCACTTTGGCATAATTATACTCCTTGAGGATAAAAAGATTGTGGAGTGATAAATGTAGATGTTCTTTGACCATCTTCATCTAACGCTCGTTTTAATTCATCCTCATAAATTAATTTATTTTGTTGTACAAGCTGCGGGGCTTTTTTCATAGCTAAGTAATAGGCTAATCCAGCACACATACATGGTAGAAACCTATAAGCAACATCAGCATCGTTAGTATAAGCACCAGCATCTTCAATTCTTTTTATTACATAATATTTTAATGTTGTGTATGTGTTTAAGTCTGGAGCTTGGTATAAATATATTTTAGGTGTGGTTATTCTCTCCACATAATATTGAGAAGGTTGTCCTGTAGCTAATTTATTTGGTAAGGCTGCATATGTTGATCTATCAATTTTTGATAAAGATACATCTTGGGTATTTGCGTCATTGGAAGCTGCAGCTGTGGAAGATACAAAAGCTTCTAATACATCACTCACATCACTTGCTACACTATATTCAGCTTGACCAGAAACAAGAGCGTTTTCGTTTAATGCTACTTTCCAAAGATGAATACCTCTGTTTCCCCACTCTGCAAAAAGTAAATCTAAACTTCTTCTAGCAGATCTTAAATCATATCCTGCATTTGTGGTTAAACCACATCTCTCATAACCCTCATCAATAACTTCATCGATATTGAGGTTAAAACTAGTTGTCCCTGAAGTCGCCATTTAAGTCCTTTTTACGGTTATACAATTTCTTGGATTGTATCACTTTTTGACTAAACTTTGAAGACCTTAGACTTTTTGCTACGTAATTTCGCGATGACACGCTGTTTTTTCTTTTTTTCATCTCGGGCACCTCTAAGCTTGCCTTCTACTTGCTTCGATATTTGTGTTCTTCCTATTGGCATATTAAGCTCCTATAAAATTAAAGTTTATTACATATCTTTTATGTACATCAGTGTGATAAATTAGTTTATGTTGAGTTTGTGCTGGAAACACAACAAATCTATTTTCAACACTATCTACAGATACTTCTTTATCTCCTATTTGTAAAACAGTTTTACCATTACAATTAGTCAAATATAAGATACCAGTTGTTACGTTTGGGTGATCATAATCTACATGATAATCAGATTCTTTAGCATCTATATCTCTAAAAGCCAGATTAGCCCTTACCTGAATACAAGTTAAAAAATTTAATTTTTGTAAAATTGGTAATATTAAAGGTTCAAAAAGTTTATGGTCAGGTTTGTGGTTGTTATAAAAACAAAAACTAAAATAACCATTTGTACTTTTCGAAAAATTGGATGTAACTTTTTTTCTAAAAAACCAAGGTATGCTTTCTGATTTTATAGTATTTGATAAATTTTTATAAAGATTTTCATCTAAAAAATTATCTATTATTTTGTACACTAAACTAAATCTTTAGCTTTACCAATCACAGGTTTGTATTTCGTTTTACCTTCTGATTTGTATGCGTGTAAGAATTGTTTTCTTGGTTGGTCAGTAGTATAGCTACAATGTATCCACCCACTGTTCGGCTCACCAGGAGTGTAGAACTCCAATATCAATTGATCATAGTCTAGGTTCTTGTTGATCCAGTCAGCTAATTCAGCATTATCTGTGCCCATCACTTCGAAGTCTGCGGCCTCGGCCTTGGCATGCTGTGAATTTACAGAGCTACCTATCTTAATACAAAGTTGTTCGCTACGGAAACCGCTCGTCACCTTGACCCTGCCAAAGTGGTCACGCACCGGCTGTAAAATATTTTCACAAAGTGCTTTTAGTTTTTCTATTTGACCTGAGTTTGGATTGTTGTTGATATCCAACCTGACAGCAGTGTCTGATTTAATTAATTCTTGAAGTGTAAAGTTACGAGATAGATTCATATAGTACCTTTTAACCAAATTTTAAAATTCCATGGTTTCCATTGTGCATATTCATTCTTTTTATAATGTAAACTTTTTTCTATACTTATTTCATCCATATTGTCTACTATTTTTATTACTTTATCAATACCGTCAGTATTATGATTTTCCCAAAGCTTTTTTGAAAAATCCCAAAATTTTGTTTTGTATTTAGAACCAGTTGCATAATGCCAAAGTATAAAATCTTGTAGTTTGTACACATAATCTTTTATTTTAAAAGATGTCGTTTGTTCATCTATGTTGTTAAATATATAATCAAAATAATACCTAGTAGTTTTTATATAACAACCCATAGCAGTTGCTTCTAAAGGCTCAAGAAAAAATAATTTATTGCCATTTAACAACACTCTTTTATCTATGATTTGTTTTTTAGAAATATATTGATTAAAAGGAAAAATTTTATTAATTTTTTTTACACCAAAACTAGACTCGAAATCTTTTTTTGCTTCATCTATTGTAGTAATGTTTTTATTAAAAACATAACCTATTGAAGTTTTATCAGAAAGAGGTATGTAAAAACACCAACCATTTTTATGAGCTATTGATCTTGTATATTCTACATCTTTTTCTTTTTTAGGTAAGGATGCTAAAAGTGCACAATTAAGTGGATTAGTTAAAATTTCATATTCTTTTAAATCACTTGGCGCACCTCTACAATCAATAATATAATCAGAATCGATTTCATTATAATTTTCTATTTTTTCATCAATTTCTTTAAAATTAATTTTAAGATTTTTGCATACAAAATCTTGAAAGTCTTTTGGTTCAAAATGTAAAGAATATCTTCCTATGGGAAAATGATGATAAATTTTATTTTGTTTCTGTCCAAAATTTTCATACATTATTCCTTTTTTTACAGTATGTGGTAGATCGTTTATGCTGCCAATATTAAATTTTTCAAAAAGTAATTCAGCAAATTCTAAAGTTGTTCCTTGTCCCGTAGGCACGGGAGGAATCGTTGAATCATAATGTAAATCAATTTCAACATTTGTGTTTACAAGATTTCTATAATGTGCAAAGTGCATGGCACTAATACATCCTGCATTACCTCTTCCAATTATTGAAATTTTCATTATTCCAATATAAGTTTTTTTATAGATTTTGATCCGTCTATGTTCAATTCAAGTTCAGCCATCGACTTTAGGCACTGATACTTTACTTTGCTATCTGCTTTTAATTGACGTTTTGCTACACGTGACCCCTTGAGACATTCAGACATTGAAGTCTGGATACGTGCCTCCTTGATCTCTCCGTTGATTATCATAAGTAAAGCTATCACCATCTCTGTCATTAATGTGCTCCGCTTCCGTTTGCTCTTACTTTATCTTTTAAATCTTCGATATCAGCTAATGCTTTATCTAATTGTTCTCTTAAAAACTCGATATTCACTTTATTGGTCATGTTCATCTCTTGAGTCTCTTCCATTTTCTCAACGGACTTGTACAAATCCTCGATTAAAAAATGTTGCTCCTGGTCTATGGGGACTTGTTCACTTCGCTTTAATAAATCATTTTCAAACAACTCACGTGATGTCTCCAGAGATACTAACCTCGCAGTAAGCTCCGTATAAGCGAACACGCCCATTGCTACGAGCACGATCAAGCTAGCTACCGTTTTCATCGGCATCTGCACGCGTGCTTCTTCTCCAATGTTGAGTGGTTTATTGGACACCTGGGCCTCCACAAAAAGCCAACACCACCAACATTACAATTAATGCACCTGTAAAGTAGTAATTCATTTTTATCTCACTCATACGTTGGACAAGATTATCAACCATAAGTCCCACTTTGTCTAGTGCCTCACAGAATTTATATATCCATTTATCAATCATTTTTAGGTAAATAAATAAAATTAATTAATAATCTACATTTTGCATTTGTAGTTGAACTTCCAGTATGAATCAAATCTGGATCAAATGTCAATAACCTGTTGCTTTTACTGTAATATTTTTCATCAGCTATTCTACAATAACCATCACAGTCATTAACAAAAAAAATAGATGATTTGAATCTTTTATCGTTTAGGTCAGTATGATCACCAGTTTCTATAATATTTTCTGTTTTTGTATTCAAATTTGCTTTTATTCTAAAATAAACGCAAGCGGGTATTTTTTTTAAAATTGGATGAATAGTTTCAATAAATTTGCTAGTTGTTCCATCTCTATAATAAAATTCATGTGTAAATTGCATAATCGAAAGATGTTCAACAGCTTTATTTAAATACCAAGGAAAATTAGAAGACTCTAAAATTTCTTTTATATTTTTTAAATCTTCTTTTTTTATTAAATTATCAATTATCTCCATCTGATATTTTTAATTCATCCTCAAAACCCTTTTGTAACATTTCTGATACCGATTTGTCATTTACTTTTTTTTCCATTTCATAGAACATTTTATCGCTGTCTTCTGTAACGAGTCCACTATCTTCAGCATCCCAATATGTAGTTTGGACTTTGTAATCTGGCCAGCTGTCATCAGTAGTATAACTGTTAACGTGCCACAAAATACGATTATTAGGCTGAGCTGCAAAATTGCCGTTATCAAGAGCCAATATATGCGCACACTTATGTTCTTGAGGAATTTCAGAATGTTCAACATCTAAAATATTAGTTTCTGGATGAGCCCAGTCAACTGTGAATAAATAGTTTCCATGATAAAACTTTTTATTTATACCTAGAAATTTACCATTTATACCAGCAAGCCAATCAAAGCGATGCACACTAGGCCAATAGCTAAAACAATTCCACAGTTCCAACTCGTGCGTCTGCATATTCGGCACATCGGCTCTATCATACGATTTTTGGAAAAACGCTGATATAGGCAAACGCCAAAAGCACGCACCATTAGGTAACATGATGTTAAAAAGGATTGCACGACCTGAAATAGACGTGATACCGAAGATAACACAATCTTCGCTTTCTCCGTGATGTTCTTTAAGATCATAAAGATACTCCTTTCTTATCTTACAATAAATTGGAGGTATATTAGCATTTAAATACGACATTCTCTATACTATCATAAGTTAAAGTTTAAATTAGGAAAATGGTCAACTTTTATATAATTTATAAAAGAAATTAATACTAACCTATTCTTACATTCTAAATCAACATCTGCAGCATGAGATGTATTACCATTAAAAGCAATAAGTCTATTATAATCACCAGTAAAAGTTATTGTTTTTCTATATTTACTATTATTTTCATTTTTTTTCTTAAGTATATCTTCTTTATTTTTACTTTCTGGATTTTCAAAATACTCATATTTTTCAAACTGTGGTGTTAAATCATATTCGTTTTTTTTCTTGTAAAGGGAAGTTCCAGATGTTCCGTCTTTAGTAAGATATATTATTGAAGTTATCCAACTTTCATCTTCATGAACCCAACCATCGCAGTCATCTTGAATACTTTTTTGAAAAAAAGTTGAAGCATTAAATTCAACACTACCAATACCAGGATATATATTATTAATAATTTTCCAATTTACATACTTAAAAAAATTACTATTTATTTGGTGTAAACCTTCAGATCTTAAACCTCTAATTTTATCTGTTTTATGAAAAGAAAGTGTTTTACTAAAATCAACAATTTTATCAGGTTCTTTAAAAAAATTGTCACAACAAATGCTATTAAACAAAGACATAGGTTTTTATAACCTATTATTTTAACATTTCCAACGTCTTCTAGCCTGTCTTAATCTTGAATTAGGATCTGCAGCAGCTTTAGGAAATTTTTTCATTTGTCCTGCTGATCTTGCACAATATGACTTACGTCTTTTTGCAGCTTTTGATCCTGCTTTTACTTTGCCTGTTACGGCAGTTTTTAATTTTGATCCTGGATTTTCTCTTCGGTATCTAGCAACACCTGC